CGGCTTCGCCACCAACGGCTTCGATGGCGTCCCCTTCTTCTCGAATGCCCACCCGGTGCTCGACGCCAATGGCCAGACCGCGACCTACGCCAACACCGACGCCAACCCCGGCAACGGGCCGGGTTGGTACCTGATCGACGCCAGCCGTTCGCTGAAGCCGATCATCTTCCAGGAGCGCAAGCCCTTCGAGTTCGTGGCCAAGAACCGCCCGGACGATGACAACGTCTTCGACCGTCGCGAGTTCGTGTTCGGCGTCGATGGCCGTCACAACGTGGGCTACGCCTTCCCCCAGTTCGCCTGGGGCTCCAAGGCGGCCCTAACCGGCGACAACTACGGCGCGGCGCGCCAGGCCATGATGGGCGTGAAGTCGGACTACGGCCGGCCGATCGGCGTCATGCCGAACCTGCTCGTCGTGCCTCCGGCGCTGGAGCACGCCGGCCTCACCATCCTGAACGCCGAGCGCGATCAGTACGGCGCCACCAACGTCTATAAGGGGACCGCCGAGCTGCTCGTCGTGCCCTGGCTCGCCTGATCGCCATGACCGCCGCCCGTCTTCGCATCACCTCCACCCGCGTTCAGCGTCGGGGCGGCCTGGTCTTCGACCGGGCCAACGCCCAGACGCTGGGCGACGGCCGCCTCGCCATCGAGCTCGATGCGGCGGCCGTGGACCGGCTGACTGAGGCCGATCGCCGCGACCTGATGGTCGACTCGGCGATCCGGATCGAGGTGAAGGTGGGCGACGGCTGGGCCGATCCTCGATTCCTGAAATCCAGTGCCCGTAACCCGGCTGTCACCGGGAAGGATGAGGTCTTAGACCTCTCGGGCAGCGCGGGGTCGACTTCCCCCGCGTCGGAGGGCGCGGCCGTGACAGCCGCCGCGTCCGACGTTTCCCAAGCTGACGGCGCCCCTGGGGAGGGTAGCGCCGGCGGAGCCCCCGGAGCGGTCTCTGCGGCGGCGGCCGCTCCGGCGCGCGCTCCGGCGCGTGCGCGAAGAGCCGCGAGCGACTAGCCATGACCTACGCCGCCGTATCCGACCTGGTGAACCGCTTTGGTGAGACGCTGATCATTCAGCTGACCGACCGGGCCACGCCTCCGACCAACGCCATCGACGAGGACGTGGCGGGCGCTGCGTTCACCTATGCTGACAGCCTGATCGACGGCTATGTGGGCGCGACCTACACCTTGCCGCTGCCGTCCACCCCACCGCTTTTGGTGGATTTGGCGTGCGACATCGTTCGCTATCGGCTGCAGGGCGATCAAGTGCCGGATCAGGTCCGCGCGCGCTACGACGACGCCATTAAGCTGCTGCGCCAGATTCGGGCCGGCGATCTGAAGCTGGAGGTGAATGGCGACGATGAGATCGAGTCGGCGCTCGTACTGACCTCCGGTCCCGACCGCCGGTTTACCCGCGACGGCATGCGGGGCCTGTGATGACCGGCGTCAGCCTCTCCGTCCAAACGCCTGGCCTCAAGGATGTGGAGCGCGCGCTCGGCCGCGTGGCCGGCGGCCTGGAAGAGCGTCGCGCGCTCATGGACAGCATCGGGGCTGCGATCGAAGGCTCGACCATTCGCCGCTTCGACCAGCAAAAGGGGCCCGACGGCGCGCCCTGGAAGCCCTCGATCCGGGCCCGTCAGCAAGGCGGCAAGACGCTGATTGATCGCGGACGCCTTCGCCAATCCATCACCCATCAGGCGTCCGCCACCCAGGCGCAGATCGGCACCAACCTGATCTACGCCGCCATCCAGCAGTTCGGCGGCACGATCCGCGCCAAGGCCGGCGGCGCGTTGAAGTTCCGCTTGCCCGGCATCGGTTGGCGTCAGGTCGCCTCGGTCACCCTGCCGGCGCGCCCGTTCCTCGGGATCTCTGAGGATGATCGAATCGAGATCGCCGACCAGGTTGAACGCTACATCGCGGCGAGGGTCGCATGACCACGCCCGCCGTCGTCGAAAACGCGATGCTCGCCCGCATTCAGGCTGCCGGCGAAGCCGGTGTGCTGGGCTACGCCTACCCACAAGGTTCGCTGATGAGCTGGCCGGAGAACTTCGACCAGCTGCTGGAGCGCGAGACGATCCGCTGGCCTGCCTGCTGGGCGGTGTTCGGGGGCGTGCACTCGGCCGAGCAGCTGGGGCGCGGCTCGTGGAAGCTCAACTGCGGCTTCGGTGTGGTGGTGGGCGCCCAGAATGCCCGCAACGAGGTGTCGCGCCGTCACGGCGATCCGGCCAACCCAGCGCTTCCCGGCTCCTATCAGCTCGCCTTCGATGTGTTCGGCCTGCTCTCCGGGCAGTCGCTTGGCCTCGATATCAGCCCGCTGCAACCGCAGTCGATGCAGGGCGTGGCGATCGACAACACCAAGATGGCGCCGAACGTGTCGCTGTTCGCACTGAGCTTCGCCACCTCGATCCCGTTTGACGCGGGCCAGCCCTCCGGCCTGGCGGATTTCACCACCTTCCACGCCGACTGGGACCTGCCGCCCTTCGGTCACGTCCAACCTCCGCTCCCCGACGACGGCGACGCCGCCGCTGTGGACACCGTCATCCTGCAAGGGGCGTCATGAGCAACATCCTCACCATCAAGGCGGCCGAGGGCCGCAGGGTCCGCGACCCGGCCACGGCCGCCGTCATTCCAAGCGACGGTCTGACCGTGATCTGGAGCTCGCACTGGGAACGCCGGTTGAAGGATGGGGACATCGAGGTGGTTCCCGCCGCCCCGCCGCCCGCCCCCGCCCCCGCCAAGAAGGACGCCTAAGTCATGGGCCTTTCCATCAACGCCGTCCCTGCCACCTGGTTGATCCCCGGCGTCTACGCCGGATTTGACGGCGGCCAGGCGCTCACCGGGCTGCCGGCGCGGACCTTTCGCATCCTGATCATCGGCCAAGCGCTGCCCGCGCCGACGGGCCCGCTGAATACGCCGGTTCAGGTAGTCGCCCCGGGCGACGGCGCCCAGTGGGGTCGCGGGTCGATGATCGATCGCATGGTCCGAGCCCTCAAGGACGTCAACAACGTCACCGAGACCTGGGCGATCGCCGTGGCCGACAACGGCGCCGGTGTTGCGACGACTCGAGTCGTCACCATCACCCAGGCCGCTACCCAGGCCGGAACCCTGCCGCTCTACATCGGCGCCCAACGGCTACAGATCCCCGTCACGGCCGGACAAACGCCGGCGCAGATCGCCACGGCCGTCGCCGCCGCCGTCAACGCCTCCGCCGACCTGCCCGTCACCGCCGCCGCAGTCGGCGCGGTGGTCACCACGACCAACCGCTGGAAGGGCGCAACCGGCCAGGACGTCGATGTGCGCGTCGGCTATTACAGCGACGAGACCACCCCGGCCGGCCTACAGCTGACCATCGCCGCTCCCGCGAACGGGGCGACCAACCCCGACCTGACCGCGACGATCGCCGCCCTCGGCCAACAGCGCTATGACCTGATCGTGCTGCCGTTCACCGACACCGCCAATGTGCGGGCGTTGGAGGCGGAGCTGGAGACGCGCTGGGGTCCGCTGCACAACAATGAGGGCGTCGCGATCGCGGCGGCCAAGGGCACGGTGGGCACGCTGGGCGCGCTGGGCGTCGCGTTGAACGCCAAGTTCGTCTCCGTCTGTGAAGCCGTCGGCCCGACCGCGCCGTGGGAGCGCGCGGCGCGCCTGGCGGGGGTCATCGGCTATTCGGCCTCGGTCGATCCGGCCCGGCCCTTCCAGACCTTGGCGCTGGGCGATCTCGCGGCGACGCCGGCGGAGCGGCTGTCCGATACCGACCGCAACCTGTTGCTGCTCGATGGTATCTCCACCACCAAGGTGGACGCCTCCGGCAATGCGGTGATTGAGCGGCCGATCTCTACCTACAGCCTAGACGCCGACGGCGATCCGGACGCCACGTGGCGCGACCTGAACACCCATCTGACGCTGGCCTATCTGCGCTTCACCCTGCGCGAGCGGATCGCCGCCAAGTTCCCCCGATCCAAGTTGGCCGATGACGGCATCCAGGCCGCGCCGGGGTCCAACACCGTCACGCCCTCAATCATCGCCGCCGAAATCGTCGCCCTGGCGCGCCAGTGGGAGGACGCGGGCCTGGTGGAGGACATCCCGGGCTTCAAGTCGTCACTCCGCGTGGTCCGCAACACCACCGACCGAAACCGGGTCGATGTGGCGCTCTATCCGACCCTGGTGGGCGGTTTCCGCATCACCGACGCCGACATCGTGTTCCTGTTCTGAGGAGGCTCTGAAACATGCCGAAGTTCCTGGGCCGTGCCGACGTTGTGGTCGATGGCGAAACCCTTCTTAGCGGCGATGACACCACGCTCGATCCGGGCGGCTTCAAACGCGATCCGGTCAAGGGGTCAAAGGTCTTCGGCTACCGCGAAGAGATCATGGAGGCTGTTCTGGAGGTCAACGTCGCGATCGGCGCGGACTATTCCAGCGATCGCCTCAACGCGATCACCAACGCCACCATCAACTTCGTCGCCGACACCGGCCAGACCTGGGTGATGAGAAGCGCGTTCTCTGCCGACCCCGGCAAGATCAACCAGAAGGACGGAAAGGCGAAGCACGTCTTCAAAAGTCCGCCCGCCGAAGAAGCCAGCTAACCGAAGGAGCCGCCATGACCGCCGCCGCCGTCGCCACCTACACGCTCAAATACCCACTAGCCCGCACGTTCAAGGCCAACGGCGCCGAGGAACGGGTGGAGCACCTGACCGAAGTGTCGATCCGCCGGCCGATCGGCGCCGATCAGCGCGTTTTGGACAGCGCCCCCGGCACCAACGCCAAGTCGCTGTTGTTGATTGAACGGTGCGCTGGGTTGGACAAGGCCACGGTCGATAAGCTCGACGTGGAGGACATCACCGCGATCGGGGACATCATCGACGGTTTTTTGCCGCGTACCCCCAAGACTGGCGAGACGTCTTCGGATTCCTAGCCAAGGTCTTTCATTTTCAGCCGTCCGAGCTGTGGCGGATGGACGGCGATGAACTCGCGATGTGGATGGAGCAGGCCGTTCGGCTGACCGATGCGTGATCTCAGGCTCAAACTGGTCATCGAAGGGACCGAGCGCGGCGCAGTTGCCGCCGTGCGCAAGGTCGGCGCGGGCCTAAAGTGGGTCGAAGAGCAGGCCGAACACCTCCACCACAAACTCCACGGCATGGGCTGGGCCCGGGCCTTTGGCCTGGCCGCGATCTCCGCCGGCGCGATCGGCGCGGGCCGCGAGATGTGGGAGCTGAGTGAGAAAACCGCCGAGTGGGCCTTGAACCTCGATATCGCCTCCAAGAAGGCGGGCATGACTATCGAGCAGATGGCCAAGCTCAGGGCCGCCGCCAACATGAAGGACGTGGATCCGGAGGGCATGGACACCATGCTGTTCCGGTTCTCCAATCACATCGTCCAGGCCGCCGCCGGCAACAAACAGGGGATGCGCGCCCTCACCGCCCTCGGCATGAAGCCGTCGCGCGTGGTCGGCCTTGTGAAGGCCGGCGATACCTATGAGGCCTTCCTGGAGTTCGTGGACCGCTTTCAACGGCTGAAGAACCCCATGGTCCGCGCCGTCGTGGCCATGAACATGCTCGGCCGGGGCGGCGTGCAGGCCATGCCGTTGTTGATGACGCCCCGTGAGGAGATCGAGAAGTACGGAGAAGGGGCGGAGCGATCGGGCAACGTCCCGACCGATGAGGACGCCGAGCAAGCCGAAAAGTTCATTCAAAACCGCAAGCGGATGGCGGCCGCCTATGCGGGTCTGCAGCGACAGATCGGGCTGAAGCTGCTGCCGAAGTGGGCGGACCTACTGGAGCTGGAGACCGGGGCCCTGAAGAAGCTTCAGCCCCAGATCGTCGCCCGTTTGAGCGACTCGCTCGGCCGCCTGATCGATCGCCTGCCTCAGTTGATCGACCTGACCGCCAAGCTGATCGATTTCGGGACCCGGCTCTTGGACATGTTCATCAAGCTCTCCGACAAGGTGGGCGGGGTGGATAAGGTGATGATGGCGATCGGTGTCGTGTTGGGCATCGATCTGGTCTCAAAGGTTCTCAAGGCCGTGTGGGCGCTCGGCCGCCTAGTGCTTGGATGGAAGGGCGTGCAGCTGGCCGCCGAAGGGGCGGCCGCAGCCGAGGGCGCGGCGGCCGGCGCGGGCGTCACCGCCGGGGCAGGTGGTGCGGCGGCGGCGGCCGGGGGGGGCGCGGCGGCGGCGGGGGCCGGTGCGGCGGCGACTGCGACCGGGGTCGGTGCGATCGTGATCGGCTCCGCAGTCGGGGCGAAGCTGGTCGATGACGCTCTCAGCCGCCGGTTGGCGCAAAAACACGGACAGGGCTGGGTCGATCGACAAAAGGCGGCTGAGGCGCGCCGGTTCGACGCCACGGCTGAGCGCTGGGGCAAGCTGTTCGGCGGTGTGGCGGCCTTCCTCCGCCAACCGATCGCCCCGGCGTCCAGGGGCCCGGATGACGCCCGCCGTGACCGGCACGCGGCGTTCGGCCGGGCGCTGGGCCCCCTCGGTCAGGCCTTCGGCGACGCCACGCGTTGGATGCAGGGTCGTGACGCGCCCCCCGCCAAGGTGAGCGGCCACATCGACATCAAGGTGGAGGACAAGCGCACCACCGTCACGGCCACGCCCGCTCCCGGCGGTGTTGACCTCCGCGTCCATCGCGGCCTGGTCCCGGCGGGCTAGCGATGGCTTGGCGCGATAAGCTTCAGCAGGGCAGCTTCCGGGGCGCACGCTTCGAGGTGAAGGAGTCGCGGGCTCAGTTTGGGCGCCGCAATCAGACCTTTGAGTATCCCGATCGGGACCGGCCCTACACCGAAGACCTCGGCCGCTCGGCGCGACGCTGGGCGCTTGAAGTGTTTGTCGTGGGGCCGGACTATATGGCCGCCCGCGACGCCCTGATCGATGCGATCGAGGCCAAGGGCTCCGGCGCCTTGGTGCACCCCTATCTCGGCGCGGTGCGCGCCAACGCGATCGTGCCCTGCGAAGTGATCGAGAGCGCTGAGGAGGGCGGCATGGCCCGCTTCTCGCTCCAGTTCGTTGAGGCGGGCGACGATCTCAACCCGTCCGCCGGCATCGATACGGTGGCGGACAGCTTGGCGGCGGCATCGGGGGTCGATGATGCGATCACCGCTGTTGTGGTCCCGACCATCACGATCGCCCCAAACCCGCAAAGCCTGCTGGACAAGGCGTTGGCCACCTTGAAGGCGGCGCGCACGGCGCTTAACGGCGCGCTGCAGGCTGTGGCCGCAGTGGGCCATACCTTGTGGGCGGTGCAGGGCCAGATCGACGGCCTGGTGGGCGCGGCGGAGGAACTCCTATCGGCCCCCGGCGATCTCATCGGCCAAGTGCAGTCGATCCTATCCAGCCTGGACGCCCTGGCGACCTATCCGGAAGACCTGATCGCCGCGCTCGCGGCATTGATGGGCTTTGGCGACATCCCGTCCACGCCGGCGAATACGCCCACCGAGATCCAGGCGGCTGCTAACCAGACCGGTTTAGTGCTCGCGATCCGCGCGGCGGCGGCCTCCGGCGCGGCGCGGGCGGTGTCGTCCATGGAGTTTACCTCCTATGACGATGCGGCGACTTGGCGCGCAACGGTCGGCGATGCGCTGGATGCGGTGGCGGACGCCGCCGGCGATGCGGGCCTGCCCGATCTCCGCCAGGCGCTGGTGGCCTTGCGGCTGGCGGTGATTCAGGACGTGACGGCGCGGGGCGGTTCGCTGGCGCACCTCTACGCCTACACCCCGGCTCAGACTGAGCCCGCCTTGGTCATCGCCCAACGACTCTATGGCGACCCAACCCGCGCCGGCGAAATCGTGGCGCGCAACGCGGTGATCCACCCTTTGTTTGTGCCGGGCGGTCAGGCTTTGGAGGTGTTGGGCGATGTCTGATCCCAAGACCGACGCTATCACCCTGACGATCGCCGGCCAGGTGTTTTCCGGCTTTCTGGAAATCTCGATAGACACCTCGATCGACGCCATGGCGGCGGCTTTGGAGATCAAGCTCTCCGAGCGCTTTCCGGGCCATCCCGACCGCTGGGTGATCGCCGCCGGCGCACCCTTCACTGTGGCGATCGGCGGCGAATTGGTGGCCACCGGCTTTATCGATGAGATCAATCCGGAGGTCTCCGCTACCGAACACACCCCGGAAGTCCGGGGCCGGGGCCGGACCTGCGACCTGGTGGATTGCTCCGCCCTCAACAAGCCGGGCTCCTGGAAGAACCAAAGCGCGCTGAAGATCATCGCCGACCTGGCCAAGCCGTTTTCGATCGCCGTCACCGCACAGGGTCCGTTGGGCGCCGCCCAGAAGGCCTTCGCCCTGCAGCAGGGCGAGACGGTGAAGGAGGCGATCGACCGGTTGGTCATGCAGCGGGGCATCCTGCCGATCGAGACCGCCACGGGCGATCTCTTGCTCGCTTCCGCCGGCAGCGCGGGGCGGGCTGCTGGGGGATTGCGGTACGGCGGCAACGTGACCGCCGCCAAGGCCAAGCATTCCATGCTGGAACGGTTCTCCCTTTATGTGGTCAAGGGCCAGCGCCAAGGCGATGACGCCGACAACGGCGCCGCCGTCTCCCAAGTCAGCGGACAGGCCACCGATCCGGACGTGCCCCGCTATCGGCCTTTGCTGATGATTTCGGAGGATCAGGCGACTGCCGGCTCAGCCACCGCCCGGGCGAAAATGGCGGCCACTGTCCGCGCCGGCCGCGCTCAGCAAGGGACCTTTACGGTCGCGGGCTATCGCGATGCGGCGGGCGTGCTGTGGCGGCCGAACACCCTGGTGTCAGTGGATGCGGCGATCGTCGGGATCGAGGGCGAGCTGCTCATCACCGGCGTGAAGCGGACCAAGGGTCCTCAGGGCAGCACCAGCGAGATCACCGTCATGCGGCCGGAGGCGTTCAGCCTCGGCGCCGTCAAGGGCGGCTCGGTGAAGAAGCTGACCGCCGGCCACAAGGCGGACAAACCGAAAAAGCGCAAGGCCAAGAAGGGCGCCGATCTGAACACGCTGAGAGACCTCATCGGCGGCGGCGGAACCCCGGGCCCGGGGGGCGAAGAATGAGTGTGGACGCCCTCGTCCATCGCGCCATGAGCCACGTGCGCCGGCGGATCGATATGATGGTTGGCCGGGCGGTGATCGCCGCCGTCACCGACTCCGGGCGGGCTCAGACCCTACAAGTGGCGCTGCTGGACGGCGAGACCGCCGACGGCGCTGAGCGCTTTCAGCAATACGGCCTGACCTCCCATCCGCATCCCGGCGCCGAAGCGATCGCCGTTTCGGTCGGCGGCCTGCGCAGCCATCTGGTGGTGCTTGCGGTGGAAGATCGCCGATATCGCGTGCGGGGGTTGGCGCAGGGCGAGGTCGCGCTCTACGACGATCTCGGTCAGGTGGTCGTGCTGAAGCGCGATCGGATCAGCCTTTCGACCCCATTCAAGGTCGAAGTGATCGCCGGGACCGAGATCGATTTGACCGCGCCCAAGGTGGTGGTGACGGCCTCGGCCGAGGCGGATGTGTCTGCGCCGGCGGTCACCGTCACCTCGCCCAATGTCCAGCTCGGGGGCTCCGGCGGCAAGAAGGTGGCGCTCGACGGCGATCCGGTGGTGGCCGGCAAGGTTGTGGCTTCGGCCGCCAAGGTGTTCGGCCAATGACCGACCTTGCGCTCGTGCTCGGCCAAGCCCTGACCTCGGCGGACGCTGCGATCGCAGCGGGCGATTTCGTGGCCGATGACGGGCTGGAGACCGCCGTCTTGATCTCGTTGTTCTCCGACGCCCGGGCGGACGACGATGACGTGCTGCCCCAGCCCGGCGGCGATCGCCGTGGCTGGTGGGGCGACATGGGCGCCACGGTGGATGGCGATCAGCTCGGCTCCAAACTGTGGCTGCTGTCCCGCGAAAAGCAGCTGACCTCCGTGCTGTCCCGCGCCGAAGCCTATGCCCGTGATGCGCTGCAATGGCTCATCGATGACGGCGTGGCCTCGGCAGTGACGGCGGTAGCGACGTTTCCTCGGCCGGGGTGGCTGAGTCTGGTCATCGAGATCGCCCGGCCTGGCGGCCCGGCTCGCCGCCGGTTCGATTACGCCTGGCGCTTTACTGAGGCGGCTTTGCGATGAGTTTCACCCGCAGGCTTCTCCCCGACCTCCTATCGGACGCTCAGAACGATCTGAACGGCCGTTTACCGGGTCTCGACTCGCGGCTGCGCCGTTCTCTGGCGGGGGTCTTGGCCTATGTGCAGCGGGGCGGGGTGGACGCCCTGTATGACTACCTGTCCTACATCGCCGACCAGGTGCTGCCGGATACGGCGGATTGGGATCACCTGATCCGCCACGCTGTTCGATTCGGGTTGACGCCCAAGGGCGCAGCGCCGTCCGCCGGCACGGTGGTCTTGGCCGGTGCGGACGGTGTGGACGTGCCGGTGGGAACCGTGTTGTCGCGGGCCGATGGGGCGCTCTATGTGACCACGGCGGCGGCGGTAAGCGCCGGCGGCGCTGGCGTGACCCTAAGCGTCCAGGCCGAGCTGCCGGGCGCGGCCGGGGACTGTGTCGTCGGCGTTGTTCTGACACTGGCCCAGCCGATCGAGGGCCTGAGTTCGCAAGGGTCGGTACAGGCGCCGGGGGTCGGCGGCGGCGTCGATGCGGAAACAATCGGTCAGCTGAAGGCGCGCCTGCATGAGCGCACCTCGAACCCTCCCCAAGGCGGCGCGAAGACCGACTATGAACAATGGGCGCTGGCTCAGCCCAATGTCACCCGCGCGTGGTGCATGCCCGCCTGGATGGGCGCGGGTACGGTGGGCGTCACCTTTGTCATGGACGGGCGACCCGATCCGATTCCCACCGCCGACGACGTAGCCGCGATGCAGGCTGCCCTCGATGCGCTGCGGCCGGTAACGGCGACGGTGTTCGCCTTCGCTCCGATCAGCAATCCGGTCGATCTGACCATTCGGCTCAACCCCAACACCGCAGCGGTTCAGGCGGCCGTGGACGCCCAACTAGCCGCCTATTTCGCCCAGGCGGGCGCCGATGGTTGGACCGGCTACCTGTCTCAGATCAACCAAGCGATCGGCGCGGCCGCCGGTCTGATTGACCACACGCTGGTCAACCCGGTCGCCAACGTGGTGGTGGCTAAAGGCCGCCTTCCGGTGCGCGGCGCGCGCACGTGGGAGGGCTGATGGCGCGGTCAGGGGACATCTACCAGCGCCAGCTGATGGCGCTGTTGCCGCCGGGCCTGATCTGGTCCCGCGATCCGGACTCGGTGATCGGCCGGATTGTGGGCGCCATGGGCGATGGTTTGGCGCGCGTGGATCTCCGCGCGGCGCAGCTGCTTGATGAGGCCTTTACCGACACGACCTTTGAGCTCCTGCCCGACTGGGAGCGCAACTTCGGCCTACCCGATACCTGTTCCGGCGATCCGGGGTCGATTTTCGGCCGCCGCTTGGCCTTAACTCAGAAGGTGGTGTCGCGGGGCGGTCAAACCCCGGCCTATTACGTCTCAATCGCCGAAAGCCTGGGGCTCGGCGCTGACATCGAGGAACAGACGCCTTGGACCTGTGAGTCCGCCTGCGAGGACTCGCTCACCGGCGATCTGGACCGGTTTGTCTGGATCATGAACGTCTACCTGCCGGAGGATACGGGCTCCGTCTCCGCCAGCGTCTTCACCTGTGAATCAAGCTGCGAAGACCCGCTCGACGCCTACGGCATGGTGAGCCTGGAATGCCTGATCCGCCGCGCCGCGCCTGCCCACACCACTGTTCAATTCGCCTACCCGACCGCGCCTGACCCCGTGTTCGAGTTCGATTTCCGCCTGTGAGGACGCCATGCACCGCATAGATACCGCGACCGCTACCGCCGAAGGGCTCTGGCAACCGTCCAACCCGGCCACAGGCCAACGCGCGACCCAAGGCGACGCCGACTGGTTCAATGACCTTCAGGAAAACCTGATCGGGCTTTTGACGACGGCCGGCGTTGCGCCGGTGAAGGGCAACTACGGCCAGGTCACAGCAGCGGTGGAGGCGCTGATCGCGGGCGCTGCGGCGGGAATCCAGGCGGCGGCGGTGGCGGCAGCCGCGGGCGCAGTGCCGGCGGCGGTGGCGGCGCTCAACCTGATTCATCCGGGGGATGTGGTCTATCGGGCGGTGAACGCCGCGCCGGCCGGATGGCTAGAGTGCGACGGCTCGGCGGTTTTGCGGGCGACCTATCCGGCCTTATTCGCGGCGATCGGCACCGTCTTCGGGCCGGGCGACGGGGCGACCACCTTTAACCTGCCCGACCTTCGGGGTGAGTGGCTCCGGGGCTGGGACCATGGGCGCGGCGTCGACGCCGGCCGGGGCTTCGGCTCCCATCAGGATCAGCAGGTGCTGAGCCACACCCAC